CTACCTCAGTTCAAGGGGCTGAAGATCACGGTGGCGCTGGGCTGCGACTCGCCAGAGTTCAGCATCAAGCGGCTGTACAGGTGGAATCACGGCGCGCTCTCGCGCGAGCCAAACAAGGTCTGCGGGCGTGGCTCTGGTACTGCTGCGCTCAACATTGCGTATCTGATGGGCTGCAATCCAATCTACTTGGTTGGCTTCGACATGGGCGGCAGACACTGGCATGACCGGCATCTCTCGCAGGCGAAGCCACATTTGTACCCGAAGCGTTTCATCCCAGAGATCACGAAGATGGCGGCGGAACTGAAGAAAGAACAGGTGCACGTTTTTAATCTGAGCCCCGACTCTGCGCTGACGTGTTTTCCAATGATCACGTGGCAGATGCTCGATCAGAAAAGGTCACACGCAGCGTGATCTGGTTTGCAAAAGGCGGATGGTGGTTGCCAGACGGTGAGGAGCATCTCCAGCAGTGGATGCTCAAGGTCAACGATCCGCTCGGCGGGCGTCTGACCTATCAGCATCACAAGTACATGGCGGCGCTGCCGTTGGTGGCGCGTCCGCGCAAGATCGCGCTCGACATCGGCGCGCATGTCGGCCTCTGGTCTTGGATGATGGCGCGCGACTTCGAGTACGTCATCGGCTTTGAGCCGGTGCCGCAGCATGCGGAATGCTGGCTGCTCAATGTGCGCAACATGGGCGACAAGATGACCCTGCATCAGGTCGCACTCGGCGATCACGAGGGCGAGGTCGAGTTGGCCACGCGCACCGAGGGATCATCTGGCGATACGGGCGTTGTACCTGTTGGCTCGCTGGAGACGGCGCACCATCGCGCGATAATGCGACCGCTCGACTATTACGATTTCGACCACGTGTCATTCGTGAAGATCGATTGTGAGGGGTACGAAAAATTCGTGATCGACGGTGGTCACACGACGTTGTTGAGAAACAAGCCCGTGATGGTGATTGAGCAGAAGCCCGAGACGGGAATGGAAGCGCGCTATGGCGTGACCACGACGCAGGCCGTGGTCGAGATGCAGAAGCTCGGCGCGCATGTTAGAAGGAAAATCCAAGGCGACTACATCATGTCTTGGTAACATGGAGGGCTGAAAATGGATCGTCTCGTTGAAGCAATCGGGCATGTGCGCGCCCATCGCCACACGCTTACGCAGGGTCCGCTGGTCGGCGACATCGACAAGGTGCTGGAGGCTGCGGCCTCGTGGAGCGACCATGTTTTGGCGAGCGATGCCGACGATCCCGAGAAGTCGGAGCCCGGCAAAGAGCCCGAGGACGCCTAGAGGTTCTGCCCCGGCATCCTCACGCACCGTGACGCCCCCAGCCGGGGTGGAAAGGCGGGGATTCTGACAGAAGGATTCCCCGCCACTCATGCCTTACCAGCGCCCGCTCATTCCGCTGTGCTACAGCGTCCCGCGCGAGCGCACCTCGCCGAAATGGTGCAACGCTTTTGCGACAGGATGCGGTGGCGGCATCGTTACGACCAAGTGGTTGATGAAGTCCTACAACGTCGCGATGTTCGGATCGCCTGTGCTGTGGGATGTTCTGACTGAAGCGAAGAAGCGCAAGATGACGTGGTACTACGGCGACCACGCTTATTTTGGCCGCTGGAAATATTATCGCTGCACCAAGAACGCTGCGCAGCATACCGGGCTCGATGGCGACACTGACCCGGCGCGTTTCCTCGCATTCAACCGACCAATAAAACCTTGGCGCAAGAGCGGTGGCCACATCGTGCTGGCACCCAACTCTCCTGCGTTCCTGCGGCTCAATAATCTTGACGCGAAGGCGTGGGTCCACGATGTCACGCGCAGATTGAAGCTGCACACTGATCGTGAGGTGCGTCTGCGCTGGGTGTGGTCGCCAAGGCCGCTGGCGGTCGATCTGGTTGGTGCTTGGGCGCTGGTGACCTACACCAGCAACTCGGCGGTGGAAGCTGCCATCGCTGGCGTGCCGGTGTTCGCGCTTGGCGAATGTCCGGGGCGCACCATCGGCACGAACGATCTTTCGCTGATCGAGAGCCCGCTGATGCCCGACAACAGATTGGAATGGGCATCGACACTTGCGAACAACCAGTGGACCTTTGGGGAGATGGCCGCTGGCATGGCATGGAGTACGCTGAAATGATCAGATTCGAGGACTGGTGGCTGCCAGAAGGCGAAGAGCATTTGCAGCAGTACATGCTCAAGGTGAACAAATCAGTCGGTGGTCGTCTCTCATATCAGCGGCACAAGTATGAGCTTGCGCTGCGCTACACGAAGCTGCGGCGCGTGGCGCTCGACATCGGTGCCCACATCGGACTGTGGTCGTACCAGATGACGCAGGACTTCATGCGCGTGATCGCGTTTGAGCCGGTGAAGGAATTCCGTGACTGCTGGCGGCACAACATGGAAGGCAAGAACGTAACGCTCTTTCATTACGCGCTCGGCCACAAGGAAGGGTTCGTGCGCATGCGCGTGCGCCCGCCGGGATCGCCCGGCGACGATGGACGCGACCCTGCTGCCGAGAGATCATCACTGCGCATGTCGGTCGATGACGTCGGCGAGCTAGTCGAGATGCGCACGCTTGATCCGTTCAAGTTCGACCACATCGATCTGCTCAAGCTCGACTGCGAGGGCTACGAGCTTTTCATCCTGAAGGGTGGCATCGACACGCTGCTGCGCAACCGGCCCTGCGTGATTGTCGAACAGAAGCCTGCGACCGGGATGACTGAACGCTACAACGTCGCGGCGCTCGGCGCGGTGGAATTCTTGCAGAAGCTCGGCGCAAAGAAGCGCGGCTCGGTGCAGGGCGACCACGTTCTGTCGTGGGATTGAGGTTTTAACATAGTGTTAAAACCTCCGTTGATATGGGGGAGGCGATCATCGGCATCGGCGACGAGATCATGGCGTCAGGATGCGCGCGCGTGGAGCACGCGCGCACGCGCAGGCGCGTGATCATTCGCGGCGCTCGTGGCGAGCATCGGTGGCATGACATGTGGCAAGGTCTGCCGTACATTGTGCGGCGCGACGAGCCGGTCCCGTCCGACGCGGTTTCGATTCGCAACGGTCCCCAGTGCCGCCCCTATATCCGATACCCGTTCACGCGCCAGACCGGTGTGACCTTCACCGCGTGGCGCGCGAGAGATCACTTGGGCGAGCTTGCGCTCGATGCTGGAGACTCTGGCTGGGCAAGGTTTGCCGTGGAGAGTGTGCCGAGATACGGCGAAGGTCCGGTGGTGGTGATCGAGCCCAATGGCGCGGCCATCGGAAACCCCAACAAACAGTGGGGTTTCGAGCGGTGGCAGGAGTTGGTTCGGCTGCGCCCCGGCGTGCTCTGGCTCCAGATGGGACCGGTGGGCACGCGCAGGCTGGAGGGCGTTTCGCACATCGTCACGACCTTCAGGCAGGCGCTGGCGGTCATGATGTTCGCTGATGGAATCGTGGTGCCCGAGGGCGGTCTGCACCATGCGGCGGCGGTGCTCGGCTTGCCAACGCTCGTTTTGTTTGGTTCTGTGTCGCCCTACGACACGGTCGGTTACCCGTGGCAGATCAATCTGATGCCACCGGGGAACGTGCCCTGTGGTCGTTGGCTCCCGTGCCAGCATTGCGCCGACAATTGGAAGGCGCTGATGCCCATGGATGTGGCCACGACGCTCGACAGTATGCTGACAGTCCCAGTCGCTACGTTCAACCCACGCAAGGTGGTCGAGCACAATGGACGACATTCAATTTGATGAGTGCGTGACTCTGCACGACGCAAAGCTGACCAAGACACGCGACGGCTACCACAGGACCGTCGCGCGCGTTGCGCGAACCGGTATCCAGACTTATCGCGGCTATGAGGTCGGTCGGCCTGATCTCGACATGGTGCGCGTCTATCGCGCGCCCGAAGAGGTGTTCGCCTCAGACACGTTGCGATCTTTTGCTTGGCGCACGGTGACGAACGATCACCCGCCAGAGGAAGTCAACGCGGACAACTGGAAGAAGTATGCAGTCGGAATAACCGGTGGTGACATCGATGCCCGCGATGGCCGTTTCGTGAGCGTGCCGCTGATCCTGATGGATGCAGCAACGATTCGGGATTACGAGAGCGGCAAGAAGCGTCAGCTTTCTATGGGCTACCAGTCGAAACTGATTTGGGGCGATGGCGTGTCACCCGAGGGTGATGCGTACCACGCGCGTCAAACCGCGATAGTGAATAACCACTTGGCTCTCGTGACCACCGCGCGCGGTGGTGCGGAGCTTTCCCTCGACAAAGGAGACGAGACGATGCCTAAGATTCTGACTCTTGACGGCTTGTCGGTCACGATCAACGACGAGCGTGATGCAGCGATCATCACACGTCACATCGAAAAGCTGACCACCGACGCAGCAGCCGCGACCCAAAAGCTCGCGACTGTTGAGACACAGATCGGCACGCTGACCGGCACCGTTGCCGCGCGCGATGGCGAGATCGTCGCGCTCAAGCAGCAAGTCGAGTCGGGCAAGCTCACGCCGCAGGTGCTTGATGCGAAAGTGCACGAGCGCATGGACGTGATCAACAAGGCCAAGGCGCTGATGCAGAAAGTCAACAAGCCGCTGGTGACTGACAGCCAGACCAACGACGACGTGCGCAAGCAGGTTGTCGTCGCGATGCTCGGCGATGAGCAGATCAAGGGCTGGTCGGCGGAAAAGATCGGCGGCTACTTCGATGGCTGCGCAGCAACTGTTGATCCGGTGGCTTCTGCCATCAGCAGCAACAACGGCCAGCACTATCAGGCCGACGCGACCGAGACGGCTTATGCCGAGTACAGCAAGCACATCTCGGACGCTTGGCGTCCTGCCGTCTGAAAATTAGAAGGGCCAAATGGCCCTTCTAAAACCGCTTCATCCAGTTTCTTTTTTCGGAGGGCCATACAATGGCAGTCGTCCAGACGGAATACACGCAGTTTCAACGCGCGGCAGTCAATGGCATGGAAGGCACCATGCTGGGGCAGGAGAACGCCAGCTACACCGCAGAGACACCGGAGGGGATTCCTTTCGGCGTCGTCGTCGGCCAAGGCGCTGATGCGCGTGGGTGCGTGCTCGGAGCCGGTGCCGACTATCTCGGCGTCACGGTGCGCGATGTCACGCTGACGCAAGCGCCGAAGGCTGACCCCGAGGTCTATGGCCAGTATCAGAACGTCGCTGTGAAGCGGCGTGGCGATATCTGGGTGAAGGTCGGTTCCGACGTGGCGGTCGGCGCTGCGGCGTCGTTCAACGCGGCAACCGGTGTTATCGGCTCGGCTGGGACCGCCATTCCCGGCAGCAGGTTCTTGACGGCGGCAGCGACGGAAGAACTCGCGCTGCTTCAGTTGACGGGTCAAATCTGATCCGAGGACGACAGTTCGAATCGGTTTCACCCTCTCAAGGAGCACGCAATCATGCGGTTCAACGATGCGCAGCAGGCGCTTGGATTCCTGCGAAGTCAGACGGCCTATATCGAGCCCATCGTGTACAAGCAACGCTTCCCCGAAATCCAGTATCCGCAACTGGTGCCGGTGGACACGTCCGCGAACGAATGGGCGAAGTCGATTCGATTTTACTCGCAGGGCCAGTTCGGTCAGGCGCAGTGGATCAATCACATGTCGAGCGACGTGCCGAAGGCCGACGTCGAGCGGACTGAGCACGAGGAGGGCGTGTACCTCGCCGGAATCGGTTACGGCTACACGCTCGAAGAGCTTGGCCAAGCGGCGATGATCCCCGGCACCAACCTGTCGAGTGATCGTGCCGAAGCTGCACGTCGCGCCTACGAGGAATTCGTCGAGCGCGCTGTGCTCACGGGCGACATGCGCAAGGGATGGCTCGGCCTGATCAACCAGACCGCAGTCACCATCGTGCAGGCTGCGGCAACCGGTACTGGCAGCGGCACGGCGTGGGCGACGAAGAACGGCGACCAGATCGCGACCGATATCAACACGCTGCTGTCTGGCATCTATTCCGAGTCGATGACGGTCGAGATCGCCGACACGCTGCTGTTGCCCATCGGCGCGCTCACGGCGCTGGGCTCTTCGCGCATGCCCGGTGCTGCTGATCAGACGGTGCTCGCCTTCATCAAGGCGAACAACGTCTACAGCAACATCACCGGCAGGCCACTCACCATTCGTGCAGTGATCGGCCTCGACACTGCGGGCGAGGACGGTGGTGGCCGCATGGTCGCTTATCGGCGCGATCCGCAAGTGCTGAAGGTGCACATCCCCATGCCGCATCGTTTCTTGCCAGTGTGGCAGACGGGCGCGCTGAAGTTCGACATCCCCGGCATCTTCCGCATGGCTCCGCTGGAGATCAGGCTGCCGAATGCTTTCCGCTACATGGACAGCATTTCGGAACCGCCTGCAAGCGACAGCGCGTCGTAAGCGTTCACGCTTCTCTTTGACTGACGGGGAGGGCTTCGGCCCTTCCTGATCGGTCATTTCATGGAGGTTTCTTGGATGGCGTTCAATATCACCAACACATCAAATGGTCTGCGTGTGATCTCGGACTTGGCCGGGCGGCACGTCAAAATTCAGCCGGGGCAAACCAAGCGAGTCAATCTCTCGCCGGAATTCGCGGAGCGCATGAAGATGCGTCACGGGTCGCTGCGCATCGCGGTGGCTGGTGAAGAGGACAAGGACGCGCCATCGACATCGAACATCAATACCAAAGCAGCGCGGGCTTTGGCCGACAACATCGAGAGTGGTGATCTTTCATTGTACATCGGGCGCAAGCAGGCTGCGGCGTTTTTCGGTGAAGAACACAACGTGCCGACAGTGAAGAGCAGGTTGATCGAGGCACTGCGGGAAGTCTGATGCCGTACATCACGCCGACAGCGGCGCAATTCAAGAATCGTTTTCCTGAATTCGCTTACGTGTCGAGCGGGCGCATCGATATGTTTATCGATGAGGCGTTGTCGTTTGTCGGCAAGCATTGGTTTGAGCGTGACTACCAGCCAGCCATCATGTTTTTCGCCGCGCACAATCTCGCGCTCGAAGAAGCTGCCGCGCGCGAGATACCCATTGGCGGTGGTGATTGGAACGACAGTGACAGTGAAGTTGGCCCGCCCACCACAGTCAAAATATCCGAGGTCACATCGGTCAAGGTCGGCGACACATCGATCTCGCTTAGCTCCTCGCGCGACACTTCGACAGGAACGATAGGTGGTGGCACCGGGGGAGCCGGTGGTGGTGCGACGTGGACTGACTCTGGGTTGACTGAAACGATCTACGGCCAACGCTATCTCGATCTGCGGCGGCGCTCCAATCCCGAGATCATTGCAGTGATACCGAGGCTGTTCTGATGATCATCCCGGTGGCCAAAGCAACAAACGCATATTTTTCGAAAACTTCTGGCTGGCAGAGAATGCTGGAACGTATCGTAGAGGCGTCAACGGGTCCGAATGCGGTCAAGGTCGGTTTTCCGCGAGGCACTGATGACAACATCATGTTGCGCGCGGTGGTGAATGAGTTCGGTGCGGTCATTCCGGTGACTGATGCGATGCGCGGATTTTTCTGGGGGCGCGGTGCGCACATCTCGCAGGATGTGATCGTGATCCCGGAGCGCCCGTTCATGCGCAATGCAATTGCGACCAATTTGTCCAAGTGGGAATCCCAGCTTTCCGCAGGCGCAGTGGCGATCATGAAAGGTGTCTCGACTGCGGAGATTGTGCTGGAGATGGTCGGGCTGGGCGCGGTCGCAGACATTCAGCGTTCAATCGATGACATGAATGACCCGCCCAATGCTCCGCTGACCGTTAAGTGGAAAGGTTCAAGCAAGCCGTTAGTCGATACCGGGCAGATGCGCGCGGCTGTGACTTACATTGTGACGTTCTCGCCTGAGAGTGAACCTTTAACGGCGGCAGGCTGATATG